CTTTACTAAGTACTCCTAAATCGGCAAGTGCTTCTACTTCAGATGAAAATGTTGTAGACTTTGGAGTAACTATCTTAGGAACAGATGCTAGTATTGTAGGAGAGACATTGAGAGAGATTTGTATAGAAGATTCTTCGGGCAATTTACTACTCAGAGTACCTTTTGAAGCAATAGGGCCTTTTAGTTCAAGCGAAGAAGTAGAGTTTTTTATAGCAGTAGAGGTGGAATGATATGGTAACAGTAAGGTTTGATAATTGTGGTATTTTGACAAAAATGGGAGATTCTTCTACCCATACTGGGGCATTAATTCCTCCGGTTGATGGCACTGATTTTCCGCATACAGGTTTGATTAAATTATTCGATGCACAAAGATATGGCTATGCAATACTAGAAGACAATGTTACAACTAATTCTAACAGTGGTACTGCCGCATCAGTATATGATAAAAACTTCAACATTGGAATGGATGATACTAGTAACTCCGGCAGAACGACAGTTGCAGTTATGTCCGGTGCTATTATCAGAAACGGAATACTAGTTAATGTATCAACAGGGGCTTCATTAGGAGTTGGTAAGCATTTAGTGGAAATAACTTCGGGAACCCCTACTGATGAACAATTTATAGAACAAGGTACTTCCGGACAAAACTTCTATCATGTAATTGTTGTAAATAGTTCTAATACCGTTAAGATTCGTAATCCTTCTGCTCAAGATAAAGTAGCGGATTTACTAGCGGGCGATATTCCTATTGCTATATTAAGAGTCCAAAATGGAGAATCTAAAACTGCTAGACAAATTCAATATTTAGGCACAGATAGAAGAGATGGTGGATTAAGCATATATTATACCAATTCAAATGTTCCTACTGAGTCTGTTAGAATAAGTGCTAGTGCTGGAGATACTACAATAGAAAATAAAGCCCAAGATAAAGATGTAATCTTCAAAGTAAATGATGGCGGGGCTTCAACCGAAGTAATGAGAATTGACGGTTCAAAATCAAAGGTAGGGATTGGTACGGGCGATGCAGTTTCTGCTACTTTACATGTTCAAGACACGACCACAGATGATAGCATTCCCGTAGTTTTAGTTGAATCAACGGATGCTGGTGCGGCTACTGGGCCGGAATTAGTTTTGTATAGAAACAGTTCGAGTGCGGCTGATAGCGATGCTTTAGGTCATTTATTGTATAGGGGAAAGAATGATGCAGGTTCTCCACAAGATGTAACCTATGCTCAAATATATGCTAAAATAGAAGACATGACAGATGGTACAGAAGACGGCCAACTGTATCTTAGAACTGTTATAGATGGAACCCTTAGAAATAGAATAGAATGTAATGCCTCTGAAGTGGTATTTAATCAAGGCTCAATTGATAGTGACTTTAGAGTTGAAAGTGATGGTAATATCAACATGTTATTTGTTGATGGACAAAATAATGAAGTAGGAATAGGCACTAATTCTCCTGCCGCTACATTAGATGTTGCTTCGGGAAGCACATTTAGAAATACAAGATTACTAACAGTTTCTTCTTCAACTAGCCCTTTAGCACTTACAGAGGCTTCACATGCAGGTCGCTATATTATCTATACAGGTTCTAGTGGACAATTGAATTTGCCAGCAACTTCGACTGCTGGTGAACATTATGCGATATTAAATGCTACAACCGGAGATATTACTATTGGTAGAAATAGTAATAATATTAATGGTGCAGGTTCTAATGTAACATTGGGAACA